CCTTGAGCATGTCAAAGTTGAATTGAGAGAACATAGACGAGACCTGGCACACGCGAGAAATGTGAGACTTGTCCTTCAGGTTATCCTCACAGTACTCCTGGACGAACGCCTGATCAAGACCAGAGAAGTCCAACATGTAGAAGATACGACCAGGACGATTACGCATGTGACTATCGATACGCCACTTGTCGTTACAGGTCAGCACGAACAACTTGCTGCTTGGGAATACGCCGTCCAACAGAGTCAGGATAATTTCCTGATCCTCAGCAGTATACACCTTTTCAAACTCGTCGAACAGAACCATACACTCCTGCGAGATGTCCTGCATAAACTTGTTGAACTTATCACCGGTCCAAGCAGAGTTGATGATGATGGTAGGTACACCGATCTCGGCACACTTGATTGCAAGAGTACGAGCCAACAGCGTTTTGCCTGAACCCTTTTCACCGTTCAACAGGACACCGGTACTCGTGCCGCGATCACGATACGTATGGATGATACGATCGGCATGACGAGTGGTGTTGCCGTACAGTTTACTCGGCATCGTGAACGAGTCAACCATCTCAAGGTAGAGAGGTCCACCCATCGGACGTTCCTTGATGATGTAGTTACCAGGAGGCAGACGGGTTTGAATGTCCAGCGCAGCCTCAGCCGAGATATCAAATTGATTACCATTACGAATGTAGTACGTCATATGTTTCCTTACGTTGATGTCCTATTATACCAAATCGACTATTTTTTGTACATTCCAACCGCGATCTTTGTATTTTTGAATGCGATGGTTCTTGACGTTCTCGCCTTTGGGATTGATCTCTAGTGTCTTAGTCTTGATGGAGTTGTACTGTGCTTCAGAGATGTGAAGCTTATCCTCTGCAAAGTCGTACCAAGGCATGCAGTGAATGAAGTCAAACCTTTCCCTGCACTCATGAGCCGTACCAAGCGTAATGAACTGAAGGTTGTTTTCCATAGTGATAGCGTTGGGTGTGATGCACAGCGCAGTATCATCTGCTCTAAGAGAGTATGTACTCATCTTCTTGATGAATTCCATCTTTTTATCAGTGATGTAGGCTTTCATAGTGTTTAAAACTGAACTAGACTTGAAGTATAGGTCAATGTCATTGTAGTGTTCGCTAAGGAACACCGCACTAATACATCCACCGGTGACGATGATGTCGTTCTTAACCGCCAGTTCGGCAAACTCAGTTCCAAAAATTTCTGAAAGGCGATCTTTTACCATAGGCCTTAAGAGCGACTTTGTATGTACGATGTCATCGATTTGATTTTGATTAAGCATAGTGTAGCACCAATGATTTTACGTAGTCTTCGCTTGAATCACCGAGGTCTTTATCATGTGTAAACACAGCTTCATGACCAAACTTGGCAAGCTTACGACCTGCAGCATCGTTATCACATACGGCAACGATACGCCTGTTCAACATGCCAAGCCAGTTCTTTAGGTCCCATCCAGTGTTGTTTGAAAGCACTGCGATCGCAGCACATCCCTTTTCAGTTAGACGGCATGCATCGAATACGCCTTCACACACGAACAGGCTTCCGGGATTCTTTAAGCTTTCAACACCCCACACTGCAAGCGTAGGTTGTTTACGATAAGTGAAGTACTTACCAAGCTTGGGATTGTTCTGAGGTTTCTTCTCACCTTCAGGACGATACTGTTGATAGCCAACCAGTTGACCTGATAGATTCCACAGATAGAACGTGGCAACACCTTCTACATCGTCTATTACTGGACGGTGTAACTCAACGTCAAGGTGTCTTGACTTAAGGTGATTTAGAAGATTCATAGATGTATTGTACCACACCTACGAATTATTGTACACAGTTAGTCTTTAACTGGTATTAGTTGACGTTCATACTCATATTCTACCTTTGGCTCAGGCGGAGGTATGACTTTTTTGATGGGTTTTCTCTTCTTTTTCTTTTTGACTACTGGCGGAGGCGGAGGTTCCTCGACAATAGGTTCGGGTTCAGGTAGAGTTTCAGGCTCTACCTGTTCCTTCTTTCTCATCAGCGTTTGATTGTACGCGATAAACATGAGCACCGCGAGCGGATCAAACACCGCAACGATGAGTATGATTACCCAGCGGACTGCTTGTTCGAGCGTTTCTTGGCTGGTTGCTTCTTGGCCGTAGATGAGGGCTGCGATGTACTTGATTGGTCCGACTTCTGCTTCGACTTTTCTGACTTCGGCTGCGATTGGGGCGCGCTCTTCTTGGTACTTTCCGATTTTTGTTTGGGCGGATAGTATCGCTTCTTGCGCGGCGCTTCTTTCTTTGGCTTGGCTTCTTCTGATTGCCACACTTCTTGCAACACCGGCGTCTCCACTACCGGAGCTGGCGTTGGAGCTGGTGTTGGTTCCACCACTGGTGTTGGCGCTGGTGCTACTTCTGGCGATGGTTTCGTTGACTTGAAGATCCAGTTGAGCAATGATTTTACGATTTGCATCTATATTTTCCTTTTCAGTTTTAATTTTCTCGTCGATCAGAGCTAACTTTGCAGCAGCATCTCCCGAGATTAGACCCTGATCCGAATGAGCTTTGGACAGGAACCCGAAGATACCCATGCTTGTTAAGAGCATGAGTATCGCTATTGCAGTCATGAAGTATGCTTTCATAGCGAAAGCAGTGTCCTTCCAGTTTCTATATAGCCAACTTGTGACTACGAGTTTAGAAACTTCAAGTGCACCACCCATCACTGCGATAGGAATTGCAGCGGCTGAGAAGATCGTGATTAGACCAGCGATCGAATAGTACGCAGCTGCTGACGATAGTATGAACGCACATACTAAAAGAAGAATGTTTATCATAACTTATTCTTTATATGCGATCCATGAACCCTTACCATAATGTTTCCGTTATACCAATCATCGGATTCAAGTACTCTGTTTGTGAATTGTTCACGTGCTTCTATGTAACTACACAGAGCCTTACTGTTACAGAAGTACAGGATCTCCCTCTTAAAATTATCCTTGCCTAAGACCTCTACGTCTTTGTTCAACTCGTTTGAAGAACCGTAATAGTCCTTCCAGTCGGAGTCTATCTTCGACTTGATCTTTTTCTTTTTCTTTGTTCCATTCTTGAGCGTGACTGTCTTGTACGTAGTTTTGCTAAACTTAGACAGCTTCTTCCCGATGTACCTGCGTCCACTCACCATGTTGGTAATGATGTATACGAAACCGACGCAATCATCTGGCAGCTCTTCAACTGGTGCATTATTATGATACCACATATAAAAATAGACTATACTGAGATAGTCTATTTATTACCAGTTATCATCGACCGTCCAGAGGTCTCCACCAGATACAAACGTGTTGTTTTCCCTAGGTCGACCAGGGACTATTCGAGGATCCTTCTCTTCCTTGTAGTTAAGGTTGAAGGTATTCTCTTGTCCCTTTTCGCTTGTCCTAGCCCATACCGAGTGTTTTTGATACACCGATTGGTCTCTACCTTTGTTTGAACAAGACTTAGAGCAGTAGTTACCCTTCTTGCGATGCTTTACACCACAATACGGGCACTCCTTCTCTCGATATACGCCGGGCATTTTAGTACTTGATGTCCTGAGTATTTTCAACGGTGCTTATGGTATAGTATCCATAGTCAGGAAACCAAGGTCCCTGTGGATTACGCCAATCGTTGTACTTTGGCGGAACTACTGGTGGTGCTACGATTGGTGCGCTTGGTTGCACCTCTTCGTATGTGCCATCAGTATAGTAAACCATGATTTTACTGATCGTCTTCTTCATCATATTCATCTTCCTCGTAGATATCTCCACCACACACTGGACAATAAACGATGTCGCTCTTTTCCAGCTCCTGATTCTTTACCACGATCTTGCCAAATGTTTCGCAAGCCGTGCACTCAAACAAACGTGTTGCCATAGTCTTCCTCTATTAACCTTGATACTTCCAAAGCAGTCGCAGGAGCTAATGTCCAACCGAGATGCCCATGTCCAGTATTTAGGTAAACACCTGGAGTACGTGATTCACGCACGATAGGCATCATTGATGGAGTCATTGGACGCAATCCTGCCCAAGGCTTATAATCTCGGGTGTCTATATTAGGAAAGTTTTGCTTTACCCAATTAACAAGTGGATCTATTCTGTTCTTACGAATATCTAGATTCCATCCATCAAGTTCAGCTGTACCAGCAACTCTAAATCTATCACCAAGTGTAGAGGTGACAATCTTAGTTTCATCGTCCAATAGAGACGTCTTTGGATACGTTTCTGGATCACCTTTGATTGTGATTGAGTAGCCTTTTACAGGATATACGTTGATTCTTTCTCCAAACCATGACGCTACTTTAGAACTATGAGCACCGGCACAAATAACAACAGCGTCATAATAAAAATCCCAGTCATCAGAAAACGACGATTCAAGTTCAGTGTTGTGAATAAACTTTACACCCATGTGTCGTTCCATATACAACGCTAGGTTGTTACAAAACTTATGAATATCGCCCATTGCGTCTGACTCAGTCCACGTGCCACCAATAATACCTTCAACTTCACTAAGTTTTGGTTCTATTTCTTTGACTTGTTCAGCAGAAATAATTTTGCGCGATAGGTTAGAAAAGTTGAATAGGCTACGAACAGATTCACACGCATCATTAAAATATTTTTCATTTTTGTAAAAGTGCAGAATGCCATTCTTTGATAGATTAAATGGAATTCCAGTCTCTTCTGCAATTTTATAATACTCTTCACGAGCAATTAAGCTCATATCAATCGTGTCCCATGTACAACGGCGATGCCAAGTATCTCCCTTCATAGTTTCACGTAAGAATCCTGCCATCCAAGAAATCTTAGATAGAGTTGGCGTAGGTCTTATTAGCAATGGAGCAGAAGGGTTTACCATCCACTTCATACCTTTCTTTACGTTAGACCAAGTGTTCCACGTTTCTGCGTTTGAAGCACTTAATTGACCACCGTTGGCGTATGATGTAGCCATACCAGGATACGATTCTTTTTCAAATACAACTACTTCATGACCTTGTTTTGCAAGATAGTACGCTGTAGTGACACCAGTAATTCCTGCTCCAATAATAGCTATTTCCATTACTTCCTCGATGCTAATACGATTTTACAGATATGTTCCAAACGCTCTATGTGTTCAAACGCGCGCCACGGACTAGTGTCAACGGCTACAACACCGTGTCCTTTGATACCTACGATATCATAGGCAATGTTGCCTTGCTCATCTAGTTCAAGATGCTTATGACATTGGTCTGCAAGTTCTTGACTGATAGGAGGCACATCGCCTACGTTGAACGCCACTTTAGTATAGCGACTTAACTCAGGAAACTCACGAGCGATATCGCCTAGCTCAATACCGGCGTGCATAGCAGCCACACAATATGTAGGATGTAGGTGTACTACTACACGAACATCATCACTGTGTTGACCCATTTTCTTTTGCAGGCCAAAGTGCAGTGGAAGTTCACCGCTGGGCTTTAGATTAGCACTGATGTCTGTATAGTATTCTTCTTCCCATGTTTCCTTATTTTCCGAAACATGAGAACCACGACTAATGCCAATCTTCTTGAACTGATCAGGTTGTAGTGTCTGCTTACGCACACCGCTAGGTGTAATGTAGAAGTGATTGCGGTCATGGTGCCGAATAGAAACATTACCATCGCGACTGGTAATCCAGTTACGATGATAAGCCTCTAACATTGTTTCACAGATAGTTTCAAGCATGTTTATTCCTTGCGTGTTCTTCAAGCCACTTGATGTTTAGGTCCAATGGTCTACCTATCCATCTCGTGCCTACAGTATGATCACGCACATCATCTCCGGTATCTTCGTGTAACAAGATATGCAATTTTGCTTTATACAACAATCCTTCTACTTCTGTAGCGATATCGCTGTTATAGTTAACTTGATACATGGCATGAGGATGAGGACCTATTGCGTCCTCGTGTATTGAACCTACTTTAGAACCCATTTCTCGAAGAGGTTCTCGTAGGTTCAAAGCCTCACGTCTTTGATCTTCGTTCTGCCAATAGATGTGTGCGTGATATCGCATTAGTCTTTACCCCAAACGTCTTTCCAAGTACCGGTCAGCGCGCCCTTAGCGTAGTCGGTAACACGATTCTCAAAGAAGTTACCGTGAATAGGAGCGTTGATCATTTCTTCTACCCAGGGCAATGGATTCTTCTTAACCTTAAAGATACCCTTCATGCCTAGTCCAATCAGACGACGATCGGCAATGTAGCGAATGTACTGCTTAACGTCTTCCTTCTTAAGATTGCGCGCTTCACCACAGAGATCAATGAACTTATCTTCCAGTTCAACCATGCGTTCAGCGATGGTGTAGATCTTACTCTTCAGTTCATCGTTCCAGATCTCTGGATTTTCCTTGACGTATGTCTTGAACAACTGCATCATGTTCTCGGCGTGCATCGTTTCATCAACGATAGACCAAGTAACGATCTGACCCATACCCTTCATCAAGCCATTACGAGGAAAATTAAGCAACATAATGAAAGAACTAAAGAGCTGCATACCCTCAGTAAAGGCCGAGAATACGGCGATGTGAGTAGCGGTAGACTCAGGCGTTCCATTCTTAGAAGAAATCTCGGTAACATAGTCGTGTTTGTCCCTCATTTCCTGATATTCAAGGAATTGATTGTATGTAGATTCGGGCAGACCAAGTGTTTCAATCAGGTGCGAATACGCTGCGATGTGTAGTGCTTCACGTGCTGCAAAGCCAAGCAACATCATACGTACTTCAGGTTGCTTGAAATATGGTAGGTAGTTGTTTACATATCCACCTGCAACGTCGATGTCACCCTGCGTGAAGAATCTAAAGATGTTGGTAAGGAATTCCTTTTCCTCGGCGGTAAGCTTGCGCTTCCAGTCTTTTTCATCTTCAAGCATGGGCACCTCCGTATGAAGCCAGTGTGCCTGTTCATGCTTAAGCCACGCCTCATATGCCCAAGGGTAGTTAAAAGGCTTGAACGAAGTACGTTCATCGGTCAAGCGAGTGCTAGTTTTTTTAATCATTCGTTATCCAATAATAGTTCTATGTTGTTATCGGTAATCTTTACGCCTACGACTTCGCGATATCCATCATGAGTATTGATTATAACACGTATGCGTTTATCTTCTTTTCTAATCTGCCCGCTGTTCTTTGGATAGAGGGCAGCCCAGTACTTCTTGATTTTATCTGCTATATCGTAGGCGTCCATATCATCCCTCACAAGCTAAGCAAGCACCTTCATCAGTAGCCATAGCGCTTAGGTCGATCTCCTTGATAACCTCGCGCTCAATCTTCTTTGAAACTTTATCGGCTTTGGCGATCTTGTCAGAACGGCAGTAGTACATGGTCTTCAGCTTAAGCTTCCATGCCATGAAGTGTACCGCGTGGATATACTTGATGTTGCTGTCAGGACGGAAGAACACGTTCAGCGACTGCGCCTGATCAATGTATTCCTGACGATCGGCTGCGTGTTGAATAACCCAGCGTTGGTCGATCTCCATCGATGTCTTGAACACATCCTTGGTCCACTCGTCCATCCATTCAAGGTGTTGTACCGAACCATCGTTGGCAATGATGCTACTCCANNCAAGGTGTTCACGAATCACATTATCAAGGTATCTATTCTTGTTCAGGAAAGAACCCGATAGAGTGTCCTGACGATATGCGTTAGCCCTATAAGGTTCAATACTAGGAGAGGTATTGCCCATAAGAATGGAAGAACTAGCATTGGGAGCAATTGCCATAAGATGGCTGAACCTATTGCCAGTACCAGCAGCGTCTGGCGCTTCGCCTCTTTCCAATCCAAGAGCCTGATTTGCTTCATCAAGTTTTGTACGAACATGCTTAAAAATACTCTTATTTAAACCAACAGCCATAGACGATTCCCAAGGGATCAACTTACGCTGCAACAGTGCGTGCCAACCAAGAGCACCAATACCAATTGAACGTTCACGTTGTGCAGAGAACTTAGCACGAGCAACACTGTCAGGGGCGTTGTCGATGAAGTACTGCAGTACGTTGTCCAACATTTCGGCTACGTCACGTAGGAACATATCGTCGTTCTTCCACTCATCGTAGTACTCAAGGTTCAACGACGATAGGCAGCACACTGCGGTACGCTGTTCGTTGGTAGGTAGAATGATCTCAGAGCACAGGTTAGACTGGTGAATCTTTAGACCTCTATCCTTGAGCCAACTAGGAAGCTTGCGATTAGATTCATCGATGAAGTGTAGGTATGGCTCACCGGTCTGCATACGCATTTCAATTACCTTCTGCCATAGTTCACGAGCAGATACAACCTCACGTACTTCCTTGCTTGCCGGATCAATAAGTTCCCATGAGTCGTCTGCATTGTGATCAAGCATACAACGCTCGATGATCTGCATGAACGAGTCAGGAATGTTGATACCGTGGTGGAGATTCAGAGTACGCATGTTCTGATCACCGGTCGGCTTACGCATTTCTAGGAAAGGAATGATGTCCGGATGAGAAATATCAAGGTAAGCGGCATAACTACCACGACGAGTACGCCCTTGACGGTATGCCAAACTGCTTGCATCGTAGATCTTAAGGTGGGGCATGACCCCTGTGCTCTTATCGTCTGCTGAACGTATGCCAAAGCCAATGCCAACACCGCCCCCAAGCATACTAAGCCAATTAGTTTCAGATAGATTAGCAACCAAACCCTCCGCTGTGTCTTCAATATAATTTAGGAAACAAGAGATCGGCAGACCTCTCTTCGAACGACCAAACGAAAGAATAGGAGTACTATAAGAAAGCCAGTGCTTGCTTGAGTATCCGTAGAGTCTTTGGGCGTGACCAGGATTGCTACCGAATCTAGAAGATACGAAAGCAAATCTTTCTTGAGGACTAGCCTCGTCGTCCCTCATGTACGATTCCTTTAGGCGTAGCTTGCCTAGTTCATCGAATAGGGAATCACGAGAGTAGTCAACCTTAATGCCGTGTACAACGTCATTCATTAGATTGTCCTTTAATTGTTATTGTGTTACGTATTGATTTGCAAGAGGGAAGATCTCTGCAATTACTTTGGCGCATTCAAGTGCAATGAGACGGTGTTCTTTTTGTGTTCCGTTGCCAGAACGTAGTTGAATGAAGTGAATCCAAGAACGTAGGGTTCCATTCATATACATACGAGACATCGTGTTGCCCTCTGGAAGGATGGCACGAGCTTGTTCCTTTGCGATGCCCTTAGCGATAGCTTCGGCATACGTTTCTTTGACATAGTTAATGATGAACTGCTGCTTGGCATTCCACCAGGCTTGAAGTTCAGCATCACTTACGTCGATACTATTTTGACGATTCTTTGTATCCTGTAGTCGAGCTTCACGAATAACAAAGTCAAGATCCTGAGTAGGATCTGCATAACGTTGACTGAATTCCTGGAAGCTAAAGCTACGGTGACGAAGGATCTGTCGAGCGATATCACGAGTAGTTTCAATCTCAAGACAAGCCGACACCATCTCCAAAGGAGACCAGTGCTGATGTTTAACGAGATAGTTAATCAGCTTCTCTGAGGTTTCAGTATTAAATTGGTTTGCGGGGTTTGAAACTCGAGCGCAGAACGCGATGAGTTCTTGTACATCGTAAAGCCCATCACTGACGAGCTCACGAGACGGTTTAGAATACGAAATTAATTTGACTTGCACTGCTTTCTCCATTAACAAAATTCATAGTACCATTATATATTACGCGGGAGTTTTAGTACAATCAAAAGATCTTCTGTAGTGTAGAAAAATTTCCTAGTAAGAATCCGATGACTGCGGCACCACCTAATAGGTACCAACGCCATCTTTCAATGATGATTAGACGTTCGTCGATCTTTTCTATATCGACCTTGATCTCGTCTTTGATCTTATCATGCTGAGCCGTAGCGGATATAGAATTCTCAGCCATACGCTTTTCAATTCTATCTTCCATTGCCTGTAGCTTGTCTACGATCTCTCTAGTCTGTGTTGTAATTCTAGAATGTAAGTCATCGATCTCACGTTCACGCTTGTCACTTACCTTTTCAAGAGAGTTTAGTCTCTCATCGTGTACAGCCAACAAACGTCCGATGCTATTGCTTACTTCCGATATTTTTTCCAGGGATGAATCGAGCTTGTTAACAACGCTCTTCAACACCTCAATTTCCGATTCGATAGCCATTATCGTATACCCTCGTATATCTTCTTTTGAACTCTGTACCACTCAATCAGAGCATCATGTTTAACGGCACAATCGTAATATGTAGAATAATTCACCGTGACTGTCTTTGCAACGTCACTAAGTTTTGCATCATCCTTAAGCTTTTGTAGGTTAGGACAAGGCACTAAAATCTTTTCAGGAGCTTCTGGAAACTTGGCAGTAACAGGCACCGTGGTACTACACGCAGAAAGTAATAGACCCACTAATAAAATAGCGTACTTCATTTTACACCTTCGGCTGCTTTGTTATGAGCGTTGACGAATTCCTTTGGAATCTCACATCTGTTGTCGTACTTTACGATCTCTCTGTCAACGTACTGGATGATTTCCTCACCTCTTACCTTGATGATCTCTGTCTTATATCGTACTCGATCAACGATCTTCACTGTCTCTTTTACACTTTGTGTTTCTGCCTGGGCCAACTTGACTTCAAGTTCTTTTACCTTGGCAGTCCACTTATTGTCGTTTGCAATGACGCCTTCCATAAACACACCAATCACCAACACGATGATACAAATGGTTTGTATGGCAACGTTGTACTTTCTGATGAATGGAATGAAGGTAAGGACAAAGCTCAAGGCAATGCCAACCATTCCCAGAAATACAAGTGAATGCCAGAAGGTGTCTGGCAAAAACGACAACATGTTCATGTTGTAATAGCCTTCATTCTACGAGCAATCACAGACTTCTTCTTCTTTTTGATAACTGGAATGTCTGTGGAGACTGCTGCACCAGTAACGTTAACAGGTGCGCCGTCTTCTTCAATGAACTTTTCAACTACGATCTGCTCCTCGACTAGAATCACATTGCTCTTGTCAATTGCTTCTAGAAGTTCATTGAATCTATATTCTACGTAAGCGTTGGAAATGCTTTTTCCTTTGCTTTCTTTAACTAAGTATAGAGCGGCAACTAAAGAAGCGGTTGTTGACTTACCACCTGGGACTTTACCGATTAGTCGCTTTAGGTTAAAAACGAGTCTATCAAGATAGGTGTATGCTTCTTTTTGCTCCGGAGTCTGGTCCTTGATCTTTACGAGCAGAGTACCATCCTTGTCTATAACACCAAGCTTGAACGCGTCGGTCTTATCAAACGGCTGAACGAGTTTGTACAACACTCGCATAGCAATTAAATTATCGACTGTTTGTGGCATTATAGGTTCCTTAAAATCTTTATTACGTTATCGTCTAGCTTTAGATCACTAAGTCTAACATTGTAGTTGTCTAGATAGTCTGGCATTCTGTTTAGATAAACTAAGAACGTTGCCAACAGAGGCCAGTCTTCTTTATTTATTTTGTAAAATAACATGTTAGTAGCAGCGGTACCAAAAAGATTGTAGAGAACGATGATGTGATTTAACACCAGTCGTTCTCTAACGATACCATCAGCTTTATACCTTGAAAACAACTTCTTTAGATAATAGAACCTCTTTAAATCATCCTCAAACTCTTCCAGACTATGACACTGAGGATTGTCATAGTTGTGCATTGCAAATACCAAGAAATTATTTTCGTCCAACTTCATAATAAGTAGGGGCCGGAGCCCCTATTGATTAACTAGCCGTAACGGTTAGTGTAGCGCTGTCAGAGGTAACGTTTGCACGACCTGTTGCGCTGATAACTACACGGTATCTGTCATTGTTGTCTGCTGCAACTGTTAGAGCACCAGTCGTATACGATGCAGATGTAGCACCAACGATTGCGTTCCATGTTACACCAGCGTCGTCAGACTTCTGCCATTGATACGATAGAGTTGTAACTGGAGCTGTTGCTGCGGTTACAGAGAATGTAGCAGTTGCGCCTTCAATTGCAGACTGGTTAGCAGGTTGTACGCTGATAGTGATTGGATCAGCTGCAACTGTATCATCTGCTGCATCACCGGTTAGACCTGGTACACCACCCATTGCAACGAGAGTCTCGGTCTTGTGACGAGTGTTACCCTGTGCATCAGTATAGGTAACGTACTTAACCCATCCAGGAGTATTGATACCCTTGTTTCTGTTGATAGGTTGTTGTGCTTCAGATACGCTTATACCAACGGTAGCGTTCTTGTCAGCGGTTGTTAAATACTTTGGCTTGTTGTCAGCCTGGTCAATATTTCCCCATAGTGCCATTTTAGTTCTCCTTAATCTTTCATTTTGTGGACTGTTGATTTACCTGTAAATTTAGGTATTTTGTGTTTTTGAATCAATGCGCTGAAGTCAAATTTCTTAACTTCGCCGGTTTCATCGCTACCCTTCTTAGGGCGACCACGGCCGCGCTTAACAGTCGGCGCTGGTTTCTTGTTGTCGTCCCCATCATAGCTGGTGCCATAGTCACCTTTATGTCTGGTTACGCCATCTTTCTTAATTGTTTCTGCTTCGTCAAGTTTTAAGGCATCAAACTTCGCTTCAGCAATGTGTCCAGCTTCTTTAGCTTTTTTACGATAGTCAGACACTGCACGGTCGTGACGATAGTTAGCACCAGGTGTAACTTTTCCACTTCCTACGCTGTAGTGCTTCTTGTATGTCTCTGCTTCGCCTTCAGCGTGTTCTTTGCTCTTATATGCAGTAGAACCTACATATACTTCACGACCGGTTTCTTTGTGCTTTAGAACTGCACGATATCCATCTTTAAATTTAGACTTTTCGTGTGAAGCTTGATAGTGGTCTGGATCAAATGCTTCTAGAAGTTCTGTGTAATCTTCTTCGAATTGTTCTAGCTCTTCTTTGCGAAGTTTCTTGAAGTCTTCAGCATCTAACTTGCCATTCTTATTCTTGTCAAGCTTGTGTTGGTTACCCGCCACACCTTGTTCTTTTTTCTTTTTGGGCGATTTAGGTGGAACCCACTGGTCGCCACGTTCAAATCCACCGGGACTTGGATTGTTACGGCGTTGTGGAGCATATCCTGGACCAAAGTTTTCCGCCACAACTTCTTCCTTTGCTAAATATTTTTTAGCAGCCTGGGCAATACTTTGCATACGCTGTGAGGTTCCACCAACTGCACGGGTTAAAGGATTCATTCCAGGCTTAAATTTCTTATCGCGCTTAATCATATTCTCACCCTTTTTGGCCATATGATTCTTTGCTTTTTTTAGATACCAGCCAAGTTTCTCTTTAGACAATTCATCTAATTGTGCAAACTCCTCGGTTTGCATAAATTCTGAAATTTCTTCCGAAGTAAATTCAGAAAGTTCGACTTCTTCTTTACGAAGTAACTTGAAATCATGAGCATCTAGCTTACCATTCTTGTTTTTGTCAAGCTTGTGTTGATTGCCCTTTAGCTCTTCTTTCATATCATCTTCATCATCTTTTTCTTGTTTGTTTTCACCTTTGTTGAAGACGATCTTATGAGCACGATGCTTACGACCATTCTTATCGGTCTTATAGTCAGAAGTTTCAATTTCTTCTGCTTCTTTCATTTTGCACTTTGCTTCTTCGAGCATGTTTACAAAATCTTTAAATGAGATAGACATATTTGTTTCCTTTTGTTCTGCGAAACCATCGCACTGGCATGGGCTCATACCACACTTAGGGCATAGTTCAACTTCTTCTTTGACTGATTTACGCCATTCTTTATTACCATAATGGCGATCTAAGTGACGAGCAAGACTTTGTTTGTCGCTTTCACTAGCATTCTTATGATAGAACGCCTTTTTGACAGTAGCAGCATCGTACATCTTAGGATTCCCAGCGATTTCGCTTGGATCTAATGCTTCATTAATATGAACTTCTTCTTTACGAAGTTCTTTTACGTGGTTGCTGCTTGCAGAGATTTGTTCGCTGTCTTTTAGACCACCAATTTTCTTTTCATGACGCTGCAATGCGATGTTCTTTGCATGGCGCTTGTCATTTGCATTCTTAACAGTATACTCATGGTCTGTTGTCTTACCATCCTTGGTATGCTTAACAGTAACAGAATAATCCATTCCTTCCGCCACAACTTCTTCTAATTTAAGATGTTTGCGGTTAACTCTCTTGGTATTACCACTGAGGAATTTAACTTCTGCCCAATGATCTGCACCAGCGCCAGTTGAATGCTTAAGAACTTTACCTGATCCATGAATTGGGTGATAAACTTTCGATCCAACTCCAATTTGAGCGGCTTCTGACACACTTTCCTTTGGCTTTAAACGATCTAACGCACGGCTTACACCAGCTTTGACTTTTTTCTTGTATTGTCTAAGGGCATTAGGGTTTTTAAGAATACCAGGAGTTTCTTTTTCTGCATTACGCATTCCCTGGCTTGGGTCTGCCTTATTCAAATAAGAATGAACAGTTTTCTTTTCTAACTCGTCGATCTGTTCTACTTCTTCAGTAACCTTTTTCTTTGCAGGTCCAGTAACAATACCGTTCTTCTTTGGTAATGACTTCCAGTACTCGTTATGCTTCTTCCATGTATTGAAGTCAGTGCGAGTCATTAGCTTTTTCTTAGACTTAGAGTTGGCGTACTTCTTTAAGTATGCCTCATAGTCTGCAACTTCTGTTAAAAGAAAATCTTGAAATGATTCCATTATAGACCTTTAGTATATGAACGTAGCATCCAACCATGCTTCTTGTGAATATCAATACGACCTGCCGCAAAATCAGCCAGACCTTGTTCGTTGGTTGCACTTGCAACTTCGAATAATCTATTTAGGCTTGAAATGACTTGAGTATTTGCTGCAATCAAAGAAGCAAACATAGCATCTACAGACTTAACATCTTCATCTTCAACGATTGTCTTATAGTTGTATAGTTCCATAAGACTTGTAGGAGCATACTGATCTAGTGCTCTAATCTCTTCTGCAATACTATCTACAGCACCATGAAGCTCTGCATATAATTCACCAAAGAAGTCATGTAATTCGCTGAAGTTCTTGCCTTCAACGTTCCAATGGTATGAGTGTGCCTTGAAATACATTACGAATGTATTCCCTAGGACTAATTTAGTTGTTGTTACTAGTTCTTCCATTTTAACTTCCTACTGCGTTAACATTATCGTATATACCAAATAGTGCAGTTTCTACTTTTGGTGCCCAGCCTTCTTTTCTTAAACGAATAATGCAATGTCCAGGACCATCAAACGTAAGTCTAATATCTCTATTTGCATACACTCTATCTGAGAATTCTGTGTATTCGTATGAACCAGCATTGATCAAATAATAATGACCATGTAGAATTGGAGCAACTGGATCAATGATTCTAGTTATATCCAATTGTTTATCTTTCTTGAGACCCCACCATAAACCAGTAATGTATACTCTAGATCCAGTGTAATCAAAGAATCCACCGTTGGTTTCAACTGGAATACTTGTAGGAGTTACATACTGTTGAGTTACTGTTTTAGTGCAATCATTTTGTACACTAATGTCTACGTTACCTCCTGCAGAGTCTGTTATATAGCACTTAAAGACAATTTCTGTCTCAGTGTGTTTGATTATATGCTTAAGTGACATTTGTTATCCTTACCAGGCTTTGCAGCTCCAATATCTTGCCTTGTCCTTTGGCTTTGGTACATTAGGATCATCACAGCCGTGGCGTGCTCTAAAGCTCTTACGACGTGCAGGTATGTTCTTTTTGATCGTCATGTTTGGATCACCGAACTCTACCTTCTTAGCCTTACCGTCTCCATCAGGATCAACGTATACCTTAGACTTCTTAACGTCGCCTGCCATAGGCTTATTTAGCGGAACCTTCTTACCTTTGTAAGTAGCTTCTTCTAAATCTTCTTCCTCTTTTACACAGTTTGGAACCATTTTGTCGCCCTTCTTTTTGATTCCAACTTGTTTATATCCATCCCAGCATGCTTCGAACAACTCTTCGTCTACTTCTTCACCAAACATATCGCGATACTTTTTTGTATGCTTTGATTCTTTGGTTTTTGCAGTGGCATCGCCTGGAGCTGGTTCATATGCTCTTGGATCTCTGTCAGATAGCTTATCCATCTTTTTCCAGTGAGCAACTCTAGCCTTAGCAGTAGAATCACTTACACCTTTATGGTATGCAGCGTTGTCAATACGAGAATCTTCTACAACTGTTTCTTCACCGAACTCGTGGCCGGCTACTCTTCGCATTTGCTTGTTGAACTCTGCTTGAGATGGCTTTTCTTTGTAGAGCTTAATCGAGATCTCTGGTCTTTCCTTACCCTTGATTCTCCAGTTATAACCCTTTTCTTTGTGGTCTGCACTGGTGGTCTTTACAACTCTACGCTGATAACCAGCTTCCCAAGATTCTGCTTCATCTAGGTCTTCACGTAGGTCTTTATCAGCACCGTGATAGGTGCCTTTACCCTTGGTGATGTAAGAGTTTACGCGCGCCATTCCCCACTGTTGAGGAGTTGTACCTGGACGATGACCAGAATTCCATGCAGCAACACCACGACGGTACACCTTACGAAGTATGCTTAGGGAAACTCCTGACTTTTCAGCCTTTGCTGCAAGACCCTTTTCAGCAGATTCACATATCTCTGTATATTGCTTAAAGTTAATCATTTTGTGTACACCTTATGTGTTAAACGATCCTGTTCGATCTTCTTGATTTTTGGAGTAAGTCTCATTGCTAGACGACCAATTGCAGCCTTGCGCTTTGCAATGATACCTTCAATTCTTTCCTTTTCACTTGTCGTAAGTTTTTCTAGTG